AGCCAGACAATATGCCTGCTAGGAATAAGAAGAACTTTCGCTCTACTAAATCTGGCGCAGGGATGACTAGAGCGGGGGTAGCTTCTTACCGTAGTAAGAATCCCGGTAGTAAACTAAAGACGGCTGTGACAGGCAAAGTTAAACCCGGTAGTAAATCTGCTAACCGACGTAAATCTTATTGCGCTCGTAGTGCAGGACAGATGAAGAAGTTCCCTAAAGCAGCTAAAGATCCAAATAGCCGTCTTAGACAGGCTAGGAAACGCTGGAAATGTTGAAAGGAAGTTTGATATGGATATGAGAAAAGGCCCTATGAAGTACGTCGAGGGCGGTACGTCGAAGTTGGATACTACCCAATATGATAAGCAAAATATGATGGACTTCGATAACATTACTGTACCCGAAGGGGCCACAGAAGAAGATTCGAAATCAAAAAAGAAGCCAAAAAAGAAGGAAAAGAAAAAGCCCGTAAAGAAGAATATGGGCGGTATGATGAAGTATAAAAAGGGCGGTACAGTTCGCGGTGCGGGTAAAGCTATAAAAGGTGTTCGTCCCGCTAAGATGGTTAAGATGAAGGGGTCTTAATGCGTCAATACTATAAGTCAGGTGGTGTAGCTACTAAACGTGATCCTGCTAAATGGGCTAAAGCTAAGTCACGAGCTAAAGCCAAGATGGGCGGTAAACATTCGGCTAGAGCTATGCAACTTGCTACTAAGTATTATAAAGATGCTGGCGGATCGTACGAAGGTAGGAAGAAATCTAGTAATAAACTGTCGAAGTGGACAAAGCAGAAATGGAAAACGAAGTCAGGAAAACCATCGAAGAAGACGGGCGAACGATACTTACCGGAGAAGGCCATAAAATCGTTATCCTCGAAGGAGTATGCAGCGACCACGCGAGCAAAGCGCCAGGGGACTGCTGCCGGGAAGCAGTTCGTGAAGCAGCCAAAGAAGATAGCTAAGAAAACGGCTAAATATAGGAAGTCATAATGGCTACGTCAGGTACAACTGCATTTGATATGAACTTCACGGAGATCGCTGAAGAAGCGTGGGAGCGTGCAGGTAGTGAAATGCGTTCGGGGTATGATCTCCGTACTGCTCGCCGGTCAATGAATCTCCTTACTATAGAATGGCAGAATAGGGGTATAAATCTGTGGACTATAGATTCTGGTACAGTGGCTTTAACAACAGGTACCTCCCAGTATACGCTCCCTTCTGACACTATAGATTTATTAGAACAAGCTATTCGTACGAATAGTGGTAGTACAACAAGACAGTCTGACATTAATATTAGTCGTATTAGTGTAAGTACTTTTGCCTCTATACCCAATAAACTTTCACGCGGTAGACCTATTCAGGTGTGGATAGAGAGGCTCGTTGATGCACCTAAGATCAATGTTTGGCCTGTACCAGATAGTAATGACTATACCTTTGTCTATTGGCGTATGCGTAGAATAGAAGATGCTGGTGGTGGTATAGAAACCGCAGACATGAATTTCCGGTTCCTTCCTTGTTTAGTGGCAGGGTTAGCATATAACATTGCTATGAAATCACCTGATCTTGCACCTAGGATTGAAATGCTGAAGGCTGATTATGAATTTCAATTTGGTCTTGCCGCTGGAGAAGATAGAGAAAAATCTTCGGCAAGGTTTGTACCTAAAATTTCTAGGATATGAATACGCATATTGTGGTATATATGTTGAAGATATGGCCTTAGTAGTAAAGTTAATATTTATATTTTAGTTAGTGGTAGGAGTTAGTTATGGATGTAGCTGTAGTTGTAGATTGGGTTAGGAATAGGGTTGTGGAACCAACTTCATGGATCGCTGTTGGTGTAGGCGCTCTTATTCTCTCCATGTGTATCCCTGCAGGGGGGCTATACTTTTTGGGCGCTGCTGCTGTTACAGTCGTAGCCGGGATATTTATGAAAGAACAGGGTAGTAAATAGGTTTTGTTAGATGTCCGTTAGATTTGCATCAGGTAAGAATGCCCTCGCGGAATGTGATATTTGTGGGTTTAGGTATAAGCTAGTTAAGCTGCGTAAGCTTACAAAAAAGGGCATTACTACTAACTTAAAGGCTTGTCCTACGTGCTGGGACCCAGATCATCCTCAACTTGAGTTGGGTATGTACCCAGTAGATGATCCGCAGGCTATACGAGACCCTAGACCTGATTTTGCGGGTTATGCTCAAAGTAGGGCACAGATTGTAGCCATTAACTCTTCGGGAGGGCCGAATCCTGTAGGGCTGCAGGCTATTACACCTATTATTGGTTCTGGGTTTGTAGGGCAAGTTGTGGTAACTACTTCCTAAAAGGTTGGTAAACTATGAATTACACGGATCTAAAAGAGGATATCCAAGATATTTGTGAAAATACCTTCACAGATGCGCAGCTTGCTTTGTTTACGGATCAAGCAGAACAGAAGATATATAATAGTGTACAGATACCCGCCCTGCGAAGGAATGTTACCGGAGTTTTAACTTCTAGTAATAAGTTCTTAACGGTCCCCGATGATTTTTTATATACTTATAGTTTAGCAGCAATAAGTGATGCGGGGGCGTATACTTTCCTTATCAATAAAGATGTAAACTTTATACGTGAGGCTTTTCCTAACCCTGCAACTACGGGTACACCTACACATTATGCTTATTTTAGTGCTACTAGCCTTATAGTAGGTCCAACTCCCAATAGCGCATTCGATGTCGAACTTCATTACGGATACTATCCTGAATCCATTGTAACTGCTGGCACTACATGGTTAGGGGATGAGTTTGACTCTGCGTTATTGAATGGTGCTTTGATTGAGGCTATACGATTTATGAAAGGAGAACCTGATACAATATCTAATTATCAGGGTTTCTATGTACATGCTTTAGGGTTACTTAAAAATCTTGGAGATGGTAAGTTACGAGAAGATGCGTACCGTTCAGGACAATATAGACAAGCTGTAGGATAGGAGTAGGTTATGGCGATTTCACAAGCAATGTGTACTTCTTTTAAGAAAGAGCTTTTAGAGGCTGTGCATAATTTTAAAAATAGTGGTGGAGATACCTTTAAGATAGCTCTCTACACCTCTAGCGCAAGTTTAGGTGCTGCAACCACTGCGTATAGCGCGACTAATGAAATATCTGGTACGGGGTACACCGCAGGGGGCAATACGTTAACAAGAGTTGACCCATCAAGTAGTGGTACTACCGGGTTTACGGATTTTGCTAATACTACTTGGAGTAGTGCTACGATTACAGCGCGGGGAGCTTTGATTTATAACGATACTGATTCTGATAAAGCCGTTGCTGTACTTGATTTTGGGGCGGATAAAACTTCCACCGCAGGTGATTTTACTATTCAGTTCCCTGCAGCAGACGCAAGTAACGCTATTATACGTATAGCATAGCTTTATAGGGCCAATTATGTCGAACTCAGATATAAGTGGTTTTGGGCGAGGTACTTACGGTCAGGGTGCTTGGAATACAGAGTTACCTGTAATTGTAACGGGGGTAGCTGGTACTTCTGCTCTTGGCTCTGAGACTGTTACCACTGGGGCAACGGTTTCTGTAACTGGGGTAGCTGGCACTTCTGCTCTTGGCTCTGAGACTGTTATTGCCGCCGCTGTATTTAGTGTAACGGGGGTAGCTGGTACTTCTGCTCTTGGCTCTGAAACTGTTGTAGCTGGAGCAACGGTTTCTGTAACGGGGGTAGCTGGTACTTCGGCTCTTGGTTCTGAGACTGTTATTGCCGCCGCTGTATTTAGTGTAACGGGGGTAGCTGGCACTTCTGCTCTTGGTTCTGTAACTGCTTCAATTGGTGCAGATGTTATAGTTACTGGAGTTAGTGCTACTGGGGGTATCGGTACTGTACTTCTCTGGAGTGACGTAGATACTACGCAAGTACCTAGTTGGGCAGCTATAAGTACTACATAGACACCTGGATGGCAGAATATTGTTGGCGTTTAAATATACTAGTAGTAATATGTTATAATGATAGTTTAAGGAAGAATCATGGCATCGACATATACAACAGGTTTTGGCATAGAGAAAATCGGTTCTGGTGAACAGGACGGGGCGTGGGGCGATACAACAAACCATAACCTCGATATCCTTGACAGGATAGCCTCGTATAAGGCCGTAGCCATAACAACAAATGCAGATACGGCTACTTTGACTGTTCGAGAGGCGTCTCCCGGCTCAGGTACTGAGAACCTTCAGGATGGAATGTATCGTGTCGTTAAATTCACGGGAGCTTTGGATTCTGCTTGCACAATTACAATAGCTCCAAATACCGCACCTGCTTGGTTTATCATCGAAAATGCTACTAGTGGTAGTCAGTCACTGATTTTATCGCAGGGTTCTGGCGCAAATGTGACTGTCCAGAATGGTAAAAACGTAGTTATTTATTGCGATGGCGCGGGTTCTGGGGCAGCGGTAGTAAATGCTCTGTCAGATCTCCAGATTGCAACTCTGGAAGTTACCGGTGCAGCGGCGATTGACGGTGCAGTAACTATAGGTGGCGCGTTAACAGGCTCGTCTACTATTCAAGGTACAACAATAACTGCAACTACAGCTTTTGTTCCTGATGCCTCAGATGGCGCAGCCCTTGGTACAACGGCTCTAGAGTTTAGCGACTTATATCTTGCTGACGGCGCTGTTGCAGCCTTTGGTGATGACCAAGATGTCACACTGACGCATGTTGCCGATACCGGTTTATTACTCAATAGTACAAGACAATTACAATTTGGTGATTCAGGCACATACATCCATCAAAGCGCAGACGGCGTATTGGATTTAGTGTCCGACACAGAAATTGAGATTAATGCAACCACTATTGATATTAATGGAGCCGTCGCGCTGAGTGGTGCCATTACTGGTGCAACCAATATAACCCTAAGCGGAGAACTTGACGCAGCAACGGGTGATTTCTCAGGCGCGGTGGACATAGACGGTGCCTTAGACGTTGCCGGAACAACCAACCTAGATGTCGTGGACATTGATGGGGCTGTTAATATAGCTGCTGCGACGACGATAGCTGCTGCAAATAAGATACAGTTCCGTGACGCAGCTATATACCTTAACTCATCTGCTGACGGCCAACTTGATATCGTTGCAGATACAGAGATTCAGATTGCAGCTACAACTATAGATATCAACGGTGCCGTCGCGCTGAGTGGTGCCATTACCGGTGCGACTAACATCACTTTAAGTGGCGAGCTAGACGCGGCAACGGGTGATTTCTCAGGCGCGGTGGACATCGCCGGTGCACTAACTCTAGGTACCGATCTTGCTGTTGCTCAAGGTGGTACAGGTGCTGGGACGTTTGCCGCTAACGGCATCCTCTACGGTGCTGGGACAGGTGCAATTGCTGCCACGGCGGTCGGGACTGATGGACATGTTCTGACCTCGAATGGATCAGGGGTAGCCCCCACATTCCAAGCGGCTGCTGGTGGTGCCACTGATATCGACGGCTTGTCAGATGCTCTTACCAATTCAAGTGGTGCAACCATTGGTCTTGGTACTGGTGCTCTTGCGGCAGATGATGGCAGCGCAAATAACAATACAGCCGTTGGTTATCAGGCACTTAATGACGCTACAACAGCGGCATTTAATACAGCCGTTGGTTATCAGGCAATGGATAGTATGACCACAAGTTTTGGTTATAGCACAGCCGTTGGTTATCAGGCTCTTTCAGGAGCAACGACTGCATACGGCAATACGGCAATGGGCGTTGATGCTTTAAAATCTATTGTGACAACACACAACAACACTGCTTTTGGTCGAGGTGCTGGTGCCACTTCCACTAGCTCAAATTCTGTCATGATCGGCTATGATGCAGGTAAGAAGGGTGGGACCGGTACTACAGCGCTTGGGTATGATACGTTAAGTAGTGGCTCTCTTAGCGCCACATATCTTACTGCGGTAGGCTCTGCTGCGCTTAAAAATAATACAACCGGGACAAATAATGCCGCCTTAGGCACTGACAGTTTACTCGATAATACAACAGGGGCAGGCAATACAGGCGTTGGCATGAATGCTGGTATAAGAAACTCTACTGGGGGAAGTAATACCTTTCTCGGTTATAACGCAGGTTCAAAAATTACAACCGGGTCCGGTAATACTATGATCGGCAGGGATGCCGGTGATGCTAGTGGTCCAACTACCACCAGTAATAACACTTTTGTTGGGTATTATGCAGGGCGGTTTAATCCGGGTACGAGTAACACTCTTATAGGTTATAAGGCGGGGTATGGCGTATCTGGCAGTACTACTACAGGTGCTCAGTATATGGTCGCTGTTGGCGACAACGCATTAACAGGGATCACTACCGGAGAGCAAAACACCGCCGTGGGCTGGAAGGCTGGACTTGCTACTACTTCTGGGTACCGTAATAGTTATCTCGGCTTTAATGCAGGTAATACCACAACTACTGGTACCAACAATACGTTTCTTGGCTATGATGCTGAAGCCTCTAGTGCCACAGTAAGTAATGAGATCACTCTTGGTAACGCCAGTGTAACTAAGTTCCGTATCCCCGGTATTAACTTTGTAATCAAAGACACCACTGCAACTGATAATTATGTTCTTACAGTTGACTCTAGTGGCGAAGCTGGTTGGGAAGCTGGTGGTGCAACAAGTATCGATGGTCTATCAGATGCTAAGAGCATCGACCAATTTTCCGTTGGGTTAGGGTCCGATGCTCTCAGAGTCGGTGCAGCAGTCAAATATAATACCGCCGTTGGCAAGTCTGCCGGATACACTAACGAGAACGGCACCATGAATATTTATATGGGCTACACCGCTGGTTATAGTAGTACCGGTACAAATAATGTATTTTTAGGCGCGAACAGTGGCTATTACGCAACTACAGGGTCCCGCAACACTTATGTAGGAGAGGGTGCCGGGAAGGGCACTGCAAATAATACTGCATTTAACAACATAGCTGTTGGAGCAAATTCGCTGCCAAAAGTTGCATCCGGGGCACAACAGAACACGGTTGTTGGTAAGGATTCGGGCCTGAATCTAACTACTGGGGTTTCCAATGTTTTTATTGGCTCCGCTTCTGGCTCTACTACGACCACCTCAACCAACAATATATGCATCGGCAAGACTGCAGACGCTAGTAGTGCCACAGTGAGTAATGAAATAACGCTTGGTAGTAGTTCTATTTCCGCGCTGCGCTGCCAAGTGCAGACCATTTCTGCTCTATCAGATCGTCGTGACAAGAAAGACATTGAAGAACTGCCGCTCGGCATCGACTTCATCAACACGCTGAAGCCCGTCAAATTTACTTGGAATATGCGTGATGGTGCCAAGGTTGGTCAGCAGGAAGCTGGATTTATCGCACAGGACTTGGATGAAGCACAGATTGATGCCGGTGCTGAAGACTATCTAAGCCTAGTACTTAAAAACAATCCAGAAAAACTAGAAGCTAGCTACGGGAAGTTAGTTCCCGTTCTAGTCAAAGCAGTACAAGACCTATCTAATGAAATTACAAAACTCAAGAAGGAAATTAAAAATGGATGATGAAGTAGAAACCCCGGAACAAATTGCGCAACATTACTCTTCTGCAATGGACTCGGTTAACTTAATTAACGCAGTAATTGCAACACCTAGTGATTATACAGATGACGAAACAGTCATGCAGCGTAATGTTGACCACCTAGAACTGGTAATTGACTGGACGTTCTGGACAGATGAAGATTTAAGTCCGTTTACGGATGCGATTACGGCGGGTAAAGCGCATGTCGCGGCCTAAATAAGGTTCATAAGGTGGAGTTAGATGCGCGCTTACTTATTACCTTAGTGGGTATGATCGCGTCTGTGGTCGCCTCCTTTGTTTTGACGCGAGCAAAATGTATCGAGCTTGAAGAAGACATTAAGGGAATTATTAAGCGTCTAGGTCACCTTGATAATAATTTGGATAAGAATGATACCGCGACACAGATAGCAGAACAGCGGGTGAGCGTGTTAAGTAAGATGCTGGACCCAAACAGCCGTGAACACCTTCATCGCTCACTTGAGCGTTTGGCCGTCGAGGTGGAGCATCTTAGGGCAGAGTCTGATCGGATGAGAAAGATGCATAATGGTATCCATCCGCCTATTAAGGGTGGTAGTTGACGTATAATGATCCGAATCTATATTTTAGTGGTCGTAATAGGTATTGTTGGGGCTGCTGCTGCAGGAGCTTATTACTACTATACGGACAGTCAGGCACGTATACAGGCGTTAATTGAAAATACAGCTAAACTTAAAATGGTAAAAAAGCTCCAAGATGACACAATTAATACCTTAGTTGCAGACCAAAAGAAATTTGCCAAACTAAATTCTGATTTACGTGGGCGATTAGATAAGGCGAATGGATATAAGGACGTGTTAATTGGGAAGTTACAGAAGCATAATTTATCTAGTTTAAGTCTGAAGGAACCACTTTTGGTGGAGAAGAAGATCAATGCTGGTACGGCTAAACTGTTTAGGTCCCTTGAAATTCTTTCCGGTGCTGTTCCTGCTGTTAAGTAGTGGGTGCAGTAGCTTTAAGGATATACTTCCAATTGAGGTCAAGACTGCCGAGATTGAGCGAAATATCCCACTCCAGAAACATCCGCGCCCCGTATCGTTAAATAATATCCATTTTTATGTAGTAACTCCAGATACTTACCTGGATTTTAAGAAGCGATTTGGCAAAGAAAATGGTGATTCACTTGTCTTTTATGCCCTAAGTGTTCGTGATTATGAGACATTGGCGTTAAATATGGCGGAAATAAAGCGGTTTATAGATCAACAGAAACAGCTTATAGTCTATTATGAAGAAGCTGTGACGCCGTAAAGGAAGAAGTATATGAAACAACGCTATGAAACAGAAAAAACTGGAGATAACACTCTTATAGCTGCGTATACTATAGAAGTTACGTGCGAAGTTTGTGGATTTGATATTACCGAAACCGATATAAAAACTAAAGAATGTCCTAATTGTGAAGTATATTTAGGGCTAAAACAGAGTGTAACGGTAGAAGTAACCCCTACGTCTATGTTTGGGGCAGTTTTGGAGTAGTCTATAATGCCCCTGCAGAAACTAATCTTTAAGCCCGGTATCAATAAAGAAGTAACGCGGTATGCGGCTGAGAATGGCTGGTATGACTGCGATAAAGTGCGTTTTAGGTTCGCATTACCTGAAAAAATAGGTGGTTGGGCACGTATATCAGGCAATACATTCCAAGGTGTATGTAGGTCTTTATGGGCTTGGATTACCCTAACAGGAGCTAAATTAGTAGGGGTAGGCACACATTTGAAGTTTTATATCGAAGGAGGGGGTGTTTACTACGATATCACTCCTATTCGGGCAACTACTACGAATGCAGCCACGTTTGCTGCTACTGATGGATCTACTACTATAACTGTAACAGATAATAGTCATGGGGCTGTTATTGGTGATTTTGTTACTTTTAGCAGTGCTGCGTCTCTAGGGGGTGTTATAACCGCCAATATACTGAATGCAGAGCACCAGATAGTATTAGTGCCTAACGCAAATACATATACATTTACAGCGTCTACCGCAGCTAATTCTTCCGATTCAGGTAATGGTGGCGCTGCAACTGACGCAGCATATCAAATAAATGTAGGGCCAGAAACTGTAATCCCCCTTATTGGTTTCGGTGCGGGTAAGTTTAACGTTGGCCCCTTTAATGTCGGGAGTACTAGCAATGTGTCTCTACGTCAGTGGAGTCAGTCTAATTTTGGGGAGGATCTTATATTTGGTCCTAGAGGGGGTGCACCTTTTTATTGGGACGCTACGAACGCTGTAAGTACTAGGGGGGTAGCTCTTTCTAGTTTGGGCGGGGCTTCAAACACACCTACTATACAGAATATTGTATTTGTCTCCGATATAAACAGATTTGTATTTTGTTTTGGTACAAACGCGTTAGGTACTACTACACAAGACCCACTCTTATTTCGCTGGAGCGACCAAGAAAACGCTGCAGATTGGACTCCCTCAACTACAAATCAGTCTGGTAGTCTCAGGTTATCGCGTGGCACCAAGATAGTAGCTGTTAAACAGTCTAACCAAGCTGTTAATATATGGACAGATTCTTCTATATATAACCTACAGTTCCTAGGTGGGCAGGCAGTATTCGGGGTTGAACTTATTGGGGATAACATATCTATAGCCTCTCAGAATGCAGTAGCCTTCGCAAATGGTGTATCTTATTGGATGGGTAATGATAGGTTCTATAAATATGATGGGCGCGTGCAGACATTAAATTGTTCACTGTTACGTCATGTTATTAACGATATTAATATCGTACAACTAGACCAAGTTTTTACCGGTACAAATAAAGAATTTAATGAGGTGTGGTGGTTCTATTGTTCTAGTAGTTCTACTACGGTAGATAAGTATGTTATATATAACTACGAGTATAATATATGGTATTACGGAACCCTTGCTAGGACAGCTTGGTTAGATTCCGGTATGCGTACCCTGCCTTTAGCAGCAACCTACAGATCTAATTTAGTAAATCATGAAGAGGGTATAGACGATGTTGAAACAGATACCCCCGCAGCTATTAACGCATATATAACGTCTAGTGAAATTGATCTACAAGGTGGGGATAAATTTGGGTTTGTATGGCGCGTACTCCCTGATATGACTTTTGAAGGGTCTACTATAGATGCCCCCAATGCTACTATGACACTAAATCCCCTGCAAAATTCTGGTTCCGGGTATAATAACCCTTTATCTGAAGGGGGTAATAGTGCGGGGACTGTAACTAGAAGCGCTACCGCCCCAGTAGAAGCCTATACAGGCCAAGTAAATATAAGGGTTCGGGGTAGACAAATGTCCATGAAGATAGAGTCTACAGATACCGGCGTGCAGTGGCAGTTAGGGCATCCTAGAATAGACGTACGTGCGGATGGGGGCAGGTAATGGTAGCATCTACTTCACATAGTATAGGGTTCACGGCCCCGGTTCTAGCATACGCACCTGTTGAATATGATATGTCATATTTTAACTATCATAATAATAGCTTACGTTTGTATTTTAATAGGGTAGATGAGACCCTAAGAGCAGGAAATTCTCAAGAATATTCCGAGTCCCTATCGTGGTTTCTTAGCTAATGGCTAATAACTATAAAAATGCTAAAGTTGATTTAACTTCTACGGCTGCGACTACGTTGTATACGGCCCCTACAGCTATTACAGCTATAGTTAAATCAATATTAGTATCGGAAGATTCTGGTAGTGCTGACACTATAACACTCACGCTAACTAATTCGGCAGGGGCTATATTCAGTCTATTTAAGGTTAAGGCAGTGGGTGCAAACACTACAGTAGAGCTTCTAAGTAGTCCAATTGTGGTAGGAGAAGCCGAGATACTAAAAGCTACGGCTGCTACCGCTAACCGTCTACATGTTGTCGCCAGTCTATTAGAGATAGGGTAGGTGTAGTATGCCTCGTATGAGAGTTATTGATAGTAAAGAAGAACTAGTACCAGAAGCTAGAATAGTAGTTCTGTCTGTCGATCAGGTGAATACTAAATATCCTCTCGCTGTTGCACTAGCTCTTATAGCTAAAGAGGGGAGTATGCCTTCTGCCGATACTAAACAGTTTGGTAATACAGTTTTCCTAACTCATAGAGGTGTTGGTGAAAACCAAAATAAAACAGTAGGTCGAGCGTTTAATATAGATACAGCAAGGAACTACATTAATAATGTTTTAGTGTACCTCGAATACTTACGTGTAGGAGGTATCACGCATTATACAACTATGTTTAGCGGAAGTGAGGTATTTAAATTAATTAAGATAATAGAGCGTACATTAGAAAATAGTACCGATACTGTTGTGTTTATAAAAGAAGCTACAAAATCTGATAGTGAATACATGGCTTTTGTAAAGTTCGGTAAACAGAGAATACCGGAGAGTATAGATGGGTAGTATATTTGATACTGTAGGTGATATTGTTGGGGATATCGTCGAATTTGCCGTAGATGATATTCTTAAGCCTGTTTTTAAAGCCGTCGGTGGCCTTATTCCGAAATTTTTAGAGGACCCTCTAGGCACTATACTACTGGTAGCTTCTATCGTACCCGGACCTTGGACGCCCTATGTATGGGTCGCAAGAGCCGCGCTAACCGCGTATGAAACCGATGGTGACCTTATGGCTGTAGCAATATCAGCAGGCAGCTCATATATAGGTGCAAAAGCAGGTACTTGGGCGGGAGAAGCTACTACTGCTGCTATCGGGACGGGCGTCGATGCATCTGGGAAGGTCATTGCGGGGACTGTTACAGAAAGATTAGTCGCAAGAGCTGCGGAGGGTGCTGTTAGAAGTATTGTTGGGGCTACTATTAGTTCAGCAGCGTCAGGTGATTTTGACGTAAAAGATATTGCAATGGCAGGTTTTATGGGTGCTGTTCAATCAGCGGGTAGTGCTGCTTTTTCGGAGTTTACAAGTACGGGAGATTTTAGTCTTGAAGAGGTTGAAAATTCCGCAGAATATGCAGACTATATAGCTACTGTAGATGCTGTAGACAGTGGGGTGGCTGACCTAGCCGCAGGGTTTAGAGATTTACCAGAGATAGCTCAACAGATTATAACTAATGCGGCATCAGCATCAGTTACAGCAGTTATGTCCGGTGGTGATGTTGATCTTGTAGATGTACTAGGGCCTGCAATAGCAAAAGCTGCCGTTAGTGTATACGTTACGGGAGATAGTATTGAGAGGTTTTATTCTGAAGATATTCCCGAAAATACACAAAAGATTGGCTATTTGAATAATGCCATTAATAAAGCTATTGACGCTGCTTTTGTAGGAGACGATATCTTTGACGCCTTTAAAGACTCAGTACTCAGGGATAATCTTAACGCGGATGTATCAAAGGCAGTAGATTATTTAGCCAGCGGTAAAGTGTTAAGTCTGTTTGCTGCAGAACGAGCAGCAAGTGACGCCTATACACTAACAGTTAGTGAAGCAGCCATAATAGCAGATCAAGAAGACGATCTAGATAAAGAGTATCTAGATATAAACAATGAAAAAGCCTTAGTTGAAGCTAAGCTTGCCGAAGTAAAAGCCTTCCAAGCAGGAAAAGATGCAACTAACCCATTTACCCGAGGGCAAATAGAAGCTGATATAGCTAGAAGTAAGAGCTTGTTTGATGCTAGAGTTACAAAAGCTAAAGACCCTGTATTTCACTACACCTATGACGAGGATGAGGGAGGTATTACCAAAACTCTTGTAGTAGATCAACCCGGTATAGGTGGTTACTGGACGTATGATAGTGGTGAAGAGGGAGATAGTGAGGATTATTGGGTATCTACTGGTGACATAACCAATACAGCTAATGATGCAGAAATAGTTAGCCTTAATAAAAGAGTAGGCGATTGGATTACAAAGAATAATAGTTTAATTACTACTTTTGATACTGCCCGAGCAAAATTTGATGGTAATAGAAAGGCTTATGACACCTCGTTAGAGGCTTATAATACTAATGTATCGGCTTATACAGCCAGACTCAACGCCGCACGCAATGCACTTACTGTTGCAGCAGACAACACTTTAAAAATAACAGATCCTTACCTTACGAAGTTTGCGGATGAGGCTATAGGAGGTGTTGTAACGGAAATAACTAAACAGACCGATTATGAACGGCTCGAAAATGCGCGAATTGAAGCCAAACGGCTTGACGACATTGCCAAAGCAACCAAAGCTGAAGAGGACCGGATCGCCGCTGAAGCCGCTGAGAAGGCGCGGATAGCTGCTGAGGCTGAAGCCGCACGAATTGAAGCCGCACGAATTGAAGCCGCACGAATTGAAAGTGTCCGCGTGGCAGACCTCAAAATTAAAAACGACAACGCCAAAGCCGAAATCGCAGAGAAATATCCCGACTTTAAGGCGGATGAATATGCAGAGTTATACGGCGTGCCTTCATCAGCTATTGGAGATGACCCAGATGAAGAGGGTACTACATGGGGGGATGGTAGCGATAACTCTTCAGCAGAAGTACACTATCTAAATAATAAAAAGAATGCCGTTAACTATGAAGAGAATAACCGGCAGGTTAAAGAGGCTATATATAAGAATATACCTGAACCTGTTTTACAGCAGTTAAAATCAATAGCTGATTTTGAGAATATAGACGCATATAAGAGTGCAGGCTCTAAAGAAGCTAAGGCTAAAGTACGCGCAGACTACTTAGAGAAAGCCTATGATGACTATGTAACGGGCGTGCAGGGTAATATTGATCCCAGCTTGAAGACCACGGCTTCTGAGCTTACTCCTGAAGTAATTACTGCATCAGGCAAAACAGTCTTCAACAGTATACAAACAGACTATGACCCAACAGACACATCTTTAGAAGAACCATATGAGTCAAAAGTACTTGGAGGTGAAAATCTATCTCGGTCACAAGTGGCAGAGCTAAAGGCTACAGGGCAACTAAAGTTTTATTCTGTTTTACCTTTAGATTCCGTTGTTGAGACTGATATATGGGCAACTTCAGACGGAACTTTTTATCCTTCAGAGGTTGACTATCCAATTAATATATTAACTGGTGAATCTACTACTGAATATGATAGAGATTTTAGTATATCAAATTCAATAGAGCAAACTTGGGAAGATACTTCAGGGTTTTTTACCCAAGCTACTAAAAATTTAGATGAAGGTATAATCAAGACTGCAGCGGACGTTGGAGCATTTATTGATAGTACAATCCCTTTAGAGGAAACAAAAAAAGCTTTATGGAGTAATATTGGTAGTTTCTTTGGCCTTGGAAATGAGGAGGAAGAGACAAAAAAGGCATTCTCTGATGACTCAGACTACGGAGAAGTAGGAAGTTCTAGACCTAGCCCAAGATCAATTATAGAAGAAAGAATAGCTCGTGGGAAAGCTGCCATGGAAGCTATAAACTATGTAGGGGATTTTGAATACGCGGTACAAAATGGACAAGACCCCCTAGATTTTCTAGCGTCAGACTTAGAATACGGTGCACAAGAAGGTAGGTATACAACAGTAGGAAGTAAATTAGGGGGGAACTATAATAATTTACGTATACTTACGAATGATACAGCAAAAAGGTTTGATACAGAAACTTCAGATTGGGAGATATTACTACAAGCTAACGCAAAAAAAGAAGAAGCAGAAGCCAATAGAGTTAGGGGTATAAAGTTAGGTTATACAAGCCCCGACGCTGCGCGTGATCCTTGGACAGATGCTGCACGTCCAAAAAGTCTTTCACTAAAAGAATTAAGGATTCTAGATCCCGAACTATATTTATATGAAGTAACGCGATTAGGCGAAGAGTTATCTGATGACGACCTGAAGAAATTTAACTCGACAGACCGTGCACTTATAAATGTAGCCGTAAAAATAAATGATCTTACTAGGGATTTAAATGGGGGTACTTGGGATAACCCTATTAGGACTGAAGCACAACTAACCGAATATACATACCTTAAAGATATAGGTGCTGCCCTTATATCAGCAGGGACAGAACAGTTTGCCTCATTGACTGGACTTGTAAACTGGGTCGAGCGGTCAAAAACTAAAGGTGCTGGTTCTCTTGAGGACCCGTATACAGGTATTGGTCAACCTAAAAATATAGATGCTACCTTAAAAGCGTTAAATACCGTAATTAATGCTACCCAATCAAAAAAACTTAAAGAGGGTATAGCTGCACTTAAAGCCGCTGGAGAAGAAGGTGCGGGGGGAGTCGCGAAGTTTGCATTAGATAATCCCTATACCGTTATAATGGGTATAGTTTTACCAGAACTATTTTCAGAAATAGTCCCATTAGTTGCATCGACAGCAACTGGTGGACTTACTTACTTTGCCGCAAGAAGGGCGGGAAAAGCTGCAACTGCAAAGATACTTGGGGGCCAAACAGCATTCGCGACTGAAATTGGTTTGGCCGTTGCAGAAACTGGCGGAGGTACTTATTTTGAGGCTTTTGATAAAATTTATGACGCTGCGATAAAAGCGGGGCAATCTGAACAGCAAGCTATACAGACAGCACATACAGAGTCAGCTAGAATAGCTATTAAAGCATCTGCAACAGAAGCAGTTACAGGGGGTTTAAATCCGACTGCACTACTTAGTAAAAAGATTGTAGATAGGGCTGGTGGGGTTTCAGGAAAAGCTCTCTTAAAGGCAGGCGCAAAAAGTCTGGCAGAGGGGGCTGCTGAAGCCTATGAAGAAAGCCAAACATATACAGATATTGCAAACGTAGTAATAGGGTTAACTCCTGAAGCGGGTGAGGTGGGGGGTCCGTACCATAATTTTGTAAACCGGCGGAATGCTATTGCAGTAGAAGCATTTTTTGCAGGAGCTGGTGTGGGTGCAGGTTTAAACATATTGGGACTTTCTATACCTGATGGGGGCACGCCCGGATCTGGTGGTAGAACCCCTTTCGGTGGTCTCAACTTCAACGGTTTAGGAGGTAGTGTATTTACAGCGGTAGATATACTTGCATCCTTTAGCCCACCTATATCCCAAGCCATAATAGATGGGCGTTCTGATAACCCAGATGTAAGAGCCGCAGCTATAGCTCGTACTGAAGAAATATTTGGTTATGATGCGCGTTCTGATACCGGGAATTACACAGATTTAGACTTTAGTACCGATGCTGATGGGGTCTATTTTTATGATATTGCAACTGAGGTCCTAAATAAAGTATCCCCCGATGACTATAATACATCAGAAGAAGTGGGGGGTTACTACTCAGAGATCAGTGCTGACTTAGGGGTATCTTACGATCCTTCTGACAGCGAGATTCTTCAATTAACTGGACCTACTTCGCCAGATACTGCCCTAGATACTACTGAAGCAATCACTAACATAATTAGTGAGAATGCCTTTACTAGACCTGAAGCTCTAGCTGCGGTGCCGGGATATAATTTTGGTGCTAATGAAGTCATACCGGGTTTAGGTGTAGGAACTTCTGAAGAACAAGCGGCGGCGATAGCTTATCTACAGAATGAGTATATACCTCCCCGTCAGTTTACTGAAGGGAATTTAGAAGCTGCGTTGGGTTCAGATTTATTTAATACCCTTACACTAGGACAAAAAAAAGGTCTTATTGGGCAAGGAGATGAAGGCTATAATCTTGCTCAAATTGAGGTTGCTAAAGACTACCGCAATAAACGTGAAGTAACCTCAGAGGAAGCAACAGCAGCGATTGAAGCCGAGGGCTACACCAAACCTGATGATCCGGGCGGTGTGGCTGCGTTTGATGCAGAAGTTGCCAAGTATGTAGGTGTGAGTAATGATCCTACACATCAGGACACTATATTTGGTAATATTACATCGGATATTGATCCTAGGTATATCAAAGAAAGTGAAGCTAGGCAGGCTTATCTAGATTTGGGGATAACAAATCCAGCTCAATCTGATATAGATAAATTTATTGGGCTAGGTGACGAAACTCAATTAGCTGCTAATATAGATTCTTATCTACCCGCAGCTACTTATAATCTTGCGCGGGACCCACAAGGGGGGGACGATGGGCTTGAAGCTATAATTGATGCTAAACTTGCCCAGAATGCAGAGAACACTAATACAAGATTTAACGAGGCTAAAACGGCTAATGAAACAGCAAATAAAGCCCTACAGGATCTTGTTACTGCTGAATTTACTACTCAATTTGAGGGTACCGATGCTCAGTTTACTGCGTTAAAAGCAGAGCTTACCCAGAACGTAGCCAATACCGATGCTCAGTTTAAGGCCGCTGCAGATGAAAGAGCTTCTGCAGATAAATCCGCATTAGACTACCAGAATAAAATTGATGCTAAACTTGCCCAGAATGCGGAGAATACTAATACAAGATTTAACGAGGCTAAAACGGCTAATGAAACAGCAAATAAAGCCCTACAGGATCTTGTTACTGCTGAATTTACTACTCAATTTGAGGGTACCGAGGCTCAGTTTACTGCGTTAAAAGCAGAGCTTACCCAGAACGTAGCCAATACCGATGCTCAGTTACAGAAAGCTGCAGATGAAAGAGCTTCTGCAGATAAATCCGCATTAGACTACCAGAATAAAATTGATGCTAAACTTGCCCAGAATGCGGAGAATACTAATACAAGATTTAACGAGGCTAAAACGGCTAATGAAACAGCAAATAAAGCCCTACAGGATCTTGTTACTGCTGAATTTACTACTCAATTTGAGGGTACCGAGGCTCAGTTTACTGCGTTAAAAGCAGAGCTTACCCAGAACGTAGCCAATACCGATGCTCAGTTTAAGGCCGCTGCAGATGAAAGAGCTGCTGCAGATAAATCCGCATTAGACTACCAGAATAAAGTTGATACTAGACTTACTGGGATCGGGGATCGGATTACCAGCGGTTTTGCAGACAGCGATAAAAAGTTTAACGATGCTAAAACGGCTAATGAAACAGCAAATAAAGCCCTACAGGATTTTGTTACTACCAAATTTAATGCTCAATTTGAGGGTACCGAGGCTCAGTTTACTGCGTTAGAGGCAAAGCTCACGCAGAACGTAGCCAATACCGATGCTCAGTTTAAGGCCGCTGCAGATGAAAGGGCCGAGGCAGCGGAATCTTTAAAAAGCTACGAGGGTAGAATTGTCTCGTTGGGGTCGTTGATTACCCAGAATGCGGAGAACACCGATAATAAACTTAATGACGCTAGAACGGCCAGTGAAGAAGCAGATGCGGCTCTACAGAATCTTGTTAATAGTAATTTCCAAGGTACTACCGAACAATATAACGACTTATATAACCAAGCTATCGCGGATAAAGAAGCTGCTACCGCCCAGTTTAATATCGCTACAGATGAAAGAGCCACCAACGCTGCAAACGCATTAAACTACCAGAATAAATTTGATACTAGACTTACTGGGATAGGGGATCGGGTTACCAGCGGTTTTGCAGACAGTGATAAAAAGTTTAACGATGCTAGAACGGCTAGTGAAGAAGCAGATACGGCTCTACAGAATCTTGTTAATAGTAATTTTCAAGGTACTACCGAACAATATAACGACTTATATAACCAAGCTACCGCAAATAAAGAAGCTACTACCACACAGTTTAATACCGCTGCAGATGAAAGGGCCACAGCGGCGTCAGACTTTGACACCTTCCAGAATCAGACTGGTGGTAGGTTTAACGAAATTGCTGCGGCACAAGGCGATATAAGTGATAGAATAGGTGTGCGTGGGCGGGAAGTTACGCAATCTGATTTAGATTCCTATTCAGGTATTATAGACCAACAGGGGCAGAGCAATGCACCCGCGCTTACATCAGAGCAAACAATCTATGATGTAAATAATGATGGTTTTGTAGATATTACTGACCAAGAGATCCTTCAACAGATTTTTGCAGGTACGCTATCCTCATCAACACTATCTAATACAAACCCCTTTGCTAGTACCGGGCTACAGGGGCAGCTAATAGATCAAAGTGTTGCAACAAGAAACACGGCAACACAGACGGCGGCTAATACAGCAGCGGCTCAACAAGCAGCCCAGGAAGCGACCCAGCAAGCATCTCAACAAGCAGCGGCCCAGCAAGCAGCTCAACAAGCAGCGGCTCAACAAGCAGCTCAACAGGCGGCTAATACAGCAGCAGAAGCTCAACAGGCGGCTCAACAAGCGGCGGCCCAGCAAGCGGCTCAACAAGCGGCGGCTCAACAACAGACACAAACGCAGATAGCTACAGCAATAGCGAATCAGCAAGCGGCGGATAACCAAAGGCGGCAGGAAGCAGAGCAACAACAACTTATGGCCGCGTTACAACAGACGCCGCAGACCACAGTAGAGACACCAGATGTTGCCGAGATAGATGCACCTTATGATCCCTTTGGTGATAGTATATTTGCTAATGAAAATTCGTTTGATACTCTATTTGGCCAAGGGGGTGCCGAGCCAATGCCACTTGCCGCTGCTAAGGGAGGGCTTATAATGGACCCAACAGACGAAATACTACGTATATTAGGAGGTAGGTAAGATGGCAAATGATAATAACGGCGAATCTGTAGGGGGTTCTTCCTCTTCGACGGCCACTGCTACAGATTGGTGGGATACCCCTGCCGCTAAAAACCTTTTGGGGCTTGGTACAAGTGCAGCCGTTCAATTTCTAGGGGGTAATGATCCTAAAGTTGAGGAGGCAGGGTACCAAGGTGGTATTCCAGATTACGTAGCAGCTAGAACTAGAGTCCCCGGCACGAATAACCCCGCACGCCGCCCCGGTAGTAGTGGGCAACGGTATTTTACGGACGTAAATTTTGAAGGCCCCGCTGCAGATACTGCAGGACTAGCGGCACTTAATGCGGCCAATCCTAATATCCAAAGTTCTTTACCACCAAGAGGATATCCCGCGCCCGGTGTAGTAGGGCCAAGAAGGGATAATAATATAGCTGTCCAACAAGCTAGTATGAACCCAAATGTAGAACCGGGATTTTTTGGCTCCACTGAATATCAGGCACTGCCTATGGTGGGCACGCAGGATATGGCCCCGAGGAAATATTTTCGGCCCGGACCATCGTCAATTAGAATAGATGATGCCTACGAAGCATATTTAACTCGAACAGGGCAGGCTAATAAAATAACTCCAACGCCGCCAACGCAAATGTATGCAGGGGGTATAGCCCAGCTTAATAGTGGGGCATATTTAAATGGCGCTAGTGATGGTATGGCTGATAGAATACCCGCTACTATTGAAGGTAGCCAAGAAGCCCGATTGAGCGATGGTGAGTTTGTAATACCTGCAGATGTTGTAGGTGGCCTAGGTAATGGAAACTCTAGCGCTGGTGCCAAAACTCTGTATAATATGATGGATCGTGTACGTATGGCTCGCACTGGTACTAAAAAACAAGGTACACAGATAAACCCTAATAAGATGATGCCCGTGTAGGAGCGTAGAATGAATACAACTTTAGAACCACCACTTAAAACGCCTGCTACTACCGATAACCCCGGAGATTTAGGTAAGCAGACGGGTGTGGAATCTGCCTTATCTAATTGGGTGGGGCCTTACGTCACTGATATGCTTGGGAAAGGGAAGGCAGTATCAGAGCTACCTTATGAGGCATATACAGGACAGTTAACAGCGGGGCAGTCTGCCCCCCAAACACAGGCATTTCAGGGTGTTGCTAACCTAACTGTACCTACTCAACAGATGGGGGCGTTTACCCCCCAAGAATTTACTTCTACAGAAGCAGCAAGCCGAATAAACCCATTTGTACAGAATGCACTAAACCCCCAAATAGCGGACATGCGGCGGCAGGCAGAGATTCAGCGTATAGAGAATGCAGGAAGGCTAGGGCAGGCGGGTGCCTATGGCGGTGGGCGGCAAGCTGTTATGGAGGGCGAGTTATCTAGAGGGTTGTTGGACAGGATAGCGCGTACAAGGGGTGAAGCCCAGTTACAGGCATACAACGATGCGCGCCAGCAATTTAATACGGATCAAGATAGGGAACGCGATGCTCAAGGTATAACTAATACCTTCGGATTAGCTGCGTTGCAGCAGCAAGCAGCATTAGGCCAACAGCAACGCGATATTGAAGCCCAAGGTATTGCTGCAGATAGAGCACAGTTTGAAGAAGAGCGGTATAACCCCTATAAGATGGTTTCCTACCAACAACAACTGTTAAGTGGACTTCCACTAAAAGCCCAAAACTATACTTATGCCCAGCCAAGTGCGTACAACAACATTGTTGGGGGTTCTGCGTCGGGCGCGCAACTGTATTCAGATTTATTTGGTGGAGGGTCTGGTAGCGGCGGTGGGATTATGGATCTTGTAGGTAAAGTTTTTGGCGGCAGTGGTACAACAGGGACTTCATAATATGGCTTTCGGTAATATGATGAATGGGATGGGCGGGATAGGTCAGCAGGCTGCTGACTTGCGTGATAGCAATACTCCCCAACAGTTACAACAAAGTTATCAGAAGTCGGCACAAGAAGGGAAGCCTGATATTGCTACGCTTTTAGCGTTAAATGACGTTATGAAGAAGGTAAAAGAAAAAGAAGCCGAAATGCGGCTAGCTATGAAGCCTGAAGAGCCGGGTACTGTACTGGAGCAGCGCGCTAAAGAACTAAAAGACCTAACAGTAGGGCAAAACACCTCAGAAAAAGCCGAACAGGTCGGTGGTATTGCCCAACTGCAGCAGCAGAAACAGCAGCAGAATATGCAGCGTATGGCACAGGGTGCTCAAGGTGCTCCACAGGGTCCTCAAATGGCTCCGCAAGGCCCCCCGCAAGGCCCCCCGCAGGGTGCTACTCAGATGGCTGCTAGTGGTGGTATCATCATGCAAGGTGCGCCGAATATGCAGCGTATGGCTGGTGGTGGTATTATTGGTTTTGCTGGCCGTGGTGAAGTTAAAGCTGCAGATATGGCACAGTTTGAAGATGATTTTGGTCCTGCTCCCGTTTCGGCTGTCATTTCCCAAGCAGAGATAGACGCTTATCGGGCAAAATTACCGTCTCATCGACGACCTATTGATGTCACGCCTGACGCAGAGATTGTTAGGCAGATTAGGAACCCAGTTAGTCTTTTTCCGAAAGGTCGCGGCGGACCCCCTATGCTCGATAGGGCAGCGCGGGCAGAGCGTGATTATCAAGTCTCAGAAACTGAAAGGAAAGCCGGGGCTGGTTTTGATAGTATGTTGGCAACGCATCGCGCGGGCCTACCCACCTTACCTGCTAACGTCAACAACTTTGGGAGTCCTCCTCCTCCTCCTCCTCCTCCTCCTCCTCCTTCTACTTTGAATAACCGGCCTATGAATACCCCACCTCCTAATACGGGTGGGGCGGCGCTACAACAGGTACCGAGGGCAGATATAGGTGGCGTAAATATGTCTACTACTCAAGAGCCTGCTACTGGAGGACTTACCGCTGATGATCCTAGAATACGGGGCTTACAAAACGCATTAGCAACGAGGCAAGCAGCTTCCAACAAAGGGCTACTTGCTGAAAAAGCAGGTCGGGTAGGTGGAGCTACACGCGCTCGTGATGACGCAGCAGACTTTAGTAATAGAGGTGGTGTGCAGGAACAATATGCTGCCATGCTAGCCCAACGGCAGGCTTTAGCGGAAAAACAAGCGGCAGGAAGAGCAGATAATAGGTTTCTGCGGATTACCGCAGGTATGGGGTCCGGCCCTGTGCTTAGAGAATATGGCGCTAGCGCAGTTAGAGATATGGATAATACTGCTCGTTTAGCTCGGAATGCGCTTACGCGACAAGAAGAAATACAAACCGGGGGAATTGCGGCGGACAGGGGAATTGCTGGTAAAGCCTTAGATGTACAAAGGACAACAACAGCGTCTAATGCTCAACTTGATGCCGAAGTTACGCGGGCTATACAACAAAGTATGACAGATCAAGGAAGAAATCTAAATGCAGATCAACAACGTGCATTAGACGCACAGAAAGCAAGTATGAGTAGTGCAGATAAAAGGGCGCTTATAGAGTCCAATAAAAGTATTGCACAATATAATGCCAAAACTAGGGAAATAATCCAGAACTCAGTAAATGATGTTACTATGGCGTCGGCTAGATTAACGGCACAAGCTAATGCCGCACAGAACAAAAATAAGGCTATAGCTGATATAGTTAAAAAAATGGCTGACATACAAGCTAAAAGGCCCAAGCAGATTGCTGATTTAGCAGTAGCTAATGTCGTGTTGACAGGTGATATGGATAAAAAAGCAAAGGCGGCATATCTAGCCGAAAGGATAAAAGATCTGGATACCCAAATGAAGTTAGCAATTAAACCTTTGGAGATCGTACTCGCACAATTGAAATCTGGAGTAACACCGACAGGTAAATCTACAAATGGGAAGCAGTAGTATATGCCTATTTTCCAAGTCACCGCTAGTGACGGTGCCACTTATGAAGTAGATGCCGTTGCGGGTACATCCAGAGAAGAATTACTTGCTCGAATAGAAGCCTATGAGAATATAGGTCGAGGAGATACAGCCCAAGAAGAGTATACCGCCCAGCTTGATAAAGAACTAAAAGAAGCCCAAGCCGCCGCAGCCAAGGAAGCCGCAGAGGCAGAAGAGGGTTCCTTATTCGGGGATATACTACAGTCTCCTGTTGCTGGTGCTGTTGACCTGCTTGAATCTGCTGCCCTAGGTGCTATAGCTCCTCTAGGAGAGGGGGCCGAAACTTCCGCAAGAGATGTAGTTAAGTCTATAGCTGATTTTGTACGTCCTGAAATTAGTAATCCTGATAATGTGGTTGTCCAAGTCGGTAAAGGTTTAGGCTCTCTTGGTGCCTTACTCCCCGCCGCCTTTTTAGGGCCTGCTGCTCTACCTGCTATAGCCGGAATTAGTGTGGCTGCAGGGGCTGGTGAGGCTAGTGAACGTGCGCGAACCGCAGGTGCTTCTGTAGAAGATAGAGGTACCGCTGCGTTAAAGGGTGTTATCCCCGGTGCCTTCGATGTAATTCCCGCTGGTAGGCTTGCTAAACTTGCTGGTATTGATATCGGTGATGTACCGATTATCGGGGATATGCTCAATAAACTTGGCCCAGAAGTTGTTGAAGGGGCTAGAGATCGCGTACAGCGAGCACTCATATCTGGTGGCATCGAAGGTGGACAGGAAGCTGCACAGAATATAGCTCAGAACCTTATTGAGCAGGGGTATAACCCTGATGCCGCTACTTTCGGTGGGACTCTTGAAGAGGGTCTGCTTGGCGGTAGTGTAGGTACTATTGCTCAAGGCTTGATTGATCTTGTTGTTGGTGGTCGCCGTGGCCCTTCGGCCCCTTCAGCCCCTGCCGAAGAACAGTTAGCGTTACCTGCACCAGACGGTATAGCGGGATTGCTGCCGCCCCCTAGTGTATTTGATGAATCCGGGGCTATTCGTAGGCAAGATGAAACAGTAGAGCAATTAGCATTATCTGCTCCACCCACTTCTCCCGAACCTGAAGGTATAGCAGGTCTATTATCCCCCCCTACCGCACCTACTGACCCTGAAACTGGGGCTATTCTTGTTGATGATAAAACTGGAGTTGTCGTTCCTGAAGCCCCGGACAGGGAAGATGCGCTGCGGTCAGAGATCGTAAGTAATACTGAAGAGATTACCAAGCTAAAGAATAATGTTGTATCAGAATTTGAAACTGGTGCTCCTTTTGATGTTATGTCGCGTATAAAAACATTAGAAGAACGTAACGCTCTACTTTTCCGTGATGCAGAAGCACGTAAAAACGCTATACCCGTTGATGATCCAAGGTTTGCGGGGGCAGAAGAGCAAAAAAGGCAGCAAGTCGCGGAAACTGCAAGGCTCAACGAAGCAGAGATGACTCCCATAGCTGCGGGAGATCTACGTCAAAAAGTAGGAGAGCAAGAGGCTCCAGATACGGCTCTTGGGCAAGCATTACAAGAAGCTGCGGCTGCACCAGAAGCTGCGGCTACACCAGAAGTAGCGCCGGAAGTAGCGGCATCACCAGAAGTAGATGCAGAGGCATCACCAGAATTTATACGTACGCAAGCATCTCTTCCAGGTATGGGGAAGTCCTATGCTGAAAGATTTAGGGATAGGAGGAAGGATGGAACAGGAACATCTGGAGGAACTACTAGGGGCAGAGTACCTCTGGTTACAGAATCTGACGGTTCAGCAGCTGGAACAGGCGCTGAGGGTCCTATGGGAGGAACCGACGGTAATATACGCACAACTCCCCAAACCCTTGAGGACGGTATTACCACAGCAGTGGTGGACACTAAACCTGATGCTACACCAGATGATGCTAGAAAAGGAGGATCAGCAAGTCCATTAGAAGCAGCGGTTGCCAAAGCAGAAGCGAGAATACCTGCAGCGGCGCGAGGCACCACGGGTACTGAAGATAGTAATGCAGAACTTGCTGTTATAGGTACACAATTGGGATTAAACTTTGATGATACCCCTACCACTGCACAAGGACCCGCTGCTTCCGTAGAAGAAGACGTAGAATCAGAACCAAAAACAACTAAAGCGGAAACAAAAAGGCCCGCTGCTTCTAAAGTAAAAGCCATATTTAAGCCACCAAAAAAACCAAGTCCCCAACAAACAGATACAAAGGAACAAGCAGCCGCACGAGAGGCACAGGGTTCTACTATAGTAGTCCAGCCTAAAGGTGTGGAAGCTACCCAAGAAGTCCGTGAGAACCTAGCTGTTCCCTTCATAGAAGGAGCCATACTACCAATAAATGCGTCGGGGGTAGGGGCTAAGAACTTAGCTAAACACCTAAGTGGACCATTTGTTCCTGTTACCGAAGAAAGTCTCGAACAGGAAACCACTAAAAAAGGACGTACGAAGGGGCAGAATGAAGCACTAAAGGCGTTTACAGAGGCATGGGGGGATACGGCTTCTAGTAACCTTAAAGTCTTCGTTGAGTTAGCTGGCGTTAGAAGTTACATGCACGCCCGGCTAGGTGCCGCACTACAAAGGAACCCAGACCCACTGACTGAAGAAGATATACAGAAGGTAAGAGGTCTACTAGAAGGTGCTAAAGGCGATCCTAAGCTGTTCTTCAGTAGAAGCCCTGACCCTGTAAACGGTCTAGTGGAGATAGCTTACGCCTTAACTGGAGGTAAAAAGACCAACTTAGGTGGTATGACTGATATAGAAAGGGGATACTTCCAAGGTCTCAATTCAGAATCGGCTGGAAGAGCATTAAGCTGGGTAAAAAGTAATTTATCCGATGGGGCGTATAATTGGGCTATAGCATATAATGCCGATATCGTGGGGCGTCCGAGTGTAGAAAAAGTACTTCAAGCTACAAAGACCACACCAGAAACTACTAACTACTTAGCTGCCGATGCAGTAGCCGCTGTTGATGTAGAAGCCCACCCGATGATGGGTGCGGCGTTGAGGCAAGGGGATATTAAAGGTGCGCTGCGTATAATTGCAGCTACTACAGCCAACAAACAGTTAGCTAATGTTGCTAGGCGTCTAGGTAATAAGTTAGGTGATACCAAGGTAGAGATAGTCGAGAACCTAGTGGATGAGGTCGGCGTGCCTATGGCTGGGCGGTTTGTCCCTACAACCAATACGATACAGATTAACCCTGCAACTGGTTTCAACATACACACCGTACTACATGAAACTACGCACGCGCTGACTTCTGCTACACTGGCAAACAAGTCACACAATACCACTAAGAAGCTACAGAAACTCTTTGATGAAATCCAAGACTCTATCGGGGACGTATACGGCTCACGCAATCTAGATGAGTTTGTAGCCGAAACCTTTGGTAATCACGAGTTTCAGAGACTGCTGGGAGGTATAAACCCCAAGGGCGGTATTGTAACTGCACTCCAGAGATTTGCTAATATCATAATGAACTTTATACGTAGTAATATTCTGCGTTTACCCACGAAGGCGTTTAAACCGGATTCGGTATTAGATAAGACTGATAAACTTGTTAACGCTATCCTAGCCCCTGCACCTCAATACCGGAATCCGGGTGCAATGACCGTAGACACAGCTTCTGTAATTGATCGTATGGGAGAGTTCGCTAAAGGTATCGGTAAACCCAATATGGCTAAGAAAAAAGCATTCTTACAAAGTGTGGGTGACCTCTATGAAAACGCTGGTGTGGATGCCAAGAGTAAAAAACTTGTAGCTTATATAGCCCCCCTGCAGGCCTTGGGGGATATGGCTCAACGGTATGGTATAAATGCAGCCTACAAGTTGGAGATAGCCATAAGGAATATGGTGGGCGCACAGGGCAAATCTGATACAGCATTAGACGCTACATCAACCAATATGACTAATTGGCTCAAAGGAAAATCGGACCCCGTTAAGAAAGCATTCAACAATCTCGTGTATACGAGTACGAGAAGCCAAGTAGACCCGTATGCGGAGAGCAGTAAGTACAAAGGTGATAAAGAGAAGGCAAAAGTATGGGAGGATATGAGGAAGGACGTAAAGGCTGTAGGTAAGGGTGGTAAAGAAATATACACAGAACTACGTAACGTATATGCGAAACAAATAAAGCAGTTGGAAGAGGTTCTTAACCGACGCATAGATAATATGAAGGATGCGAAGGGTAACCCCCTAAAGAAAGAGGCGAAGGAGCAGTTACGAAGTAGTATATTTGATAAGATATTTGCTCAGAACCGCATTGAGCCTTACTTCCCCTTAACACGCGAGGGTGAGTTCTGGGTCAAGTTTCCTGCGGGTCCAGAGACAGTATACATGGCGTTTAAACGACCTAGCCAACGCAACAAATTTGTTAGGAATTTAAAAGCAGAAGGGGTTACAAAAATAGAGCAGTACTCCAGCCGAAATGAAATGGTAGATAAGGCCAGAGATCATACTGCAAGTACCTCCTTTGTTGGGCAGACGCTTAAACTGTTAAACGACGCCAATGTAAGTAAAGAAGTCGAAGCAGAGTTCCTGCAGATATTCCTGCACACTATGCCGGAATCTTCTTTTGCCAAACAACTTATACGTAGGGGTAATAAAGGCGCGGGCGAGCTTGGGTTTGTCGAAGACGCTGAACAAGCATTCCGTCAAAGAGCTTATGACATGGGTGCACAGATAGCCCGTATGGATCACTCCAGCAGAATAGATGCTGTTATGTTGGAGATAGAAGGAGAGTTTAAAGCCCTACAAGAGAATAAACCAGAGGATCAAACTTCTGCACAGATATTCACTGAAGAGTTAAGGGCGCGTGCAAAGTTCGCTAAAAACCCACCGAATGATATGGCAAACAAGTTAGCTGCACAGGCTAACAGGGTAGCATTCATAGGTACTATTGGTTTCAACGCATCTTCTGCAATTGTTAACGCTACGCAAATACCCTTGATGATGTACCCCATATTGATAGGAAAATATGGTATAGGCCCCGCCACTAAAGCTATGGGCCGTTCTATGGGGCTTATTAAGGGCAGCGGAACTACGCGTATGCTAACTAATCTGGTAGGTGATAGCGCCGTAAAAGCACGGGGGTCATACTCTATAGATAACTACTTCCAAGAAGATGCTAATGGGAACTTGAGTATACGAGCTAACAAAAAGAAAGGTTTAGATGAAGATCAGCTTAAAGAACTAAAGGACTTACAGGTTCTTGTAGAACTAGCGAATAATCAGGGGCAGCTAAACCGTTCGTTATTCTATGATACTCTAGGCGTTGAGATGTCTGGACGGGCTAAAGATGTATGGGATAAGACTAACGCTTATTCAGCCTTTATGTTCCACCAAGTAGAGCGTTTCAATCGGCAGGTTGCCATGACTACGGTGTACCAACTAGACCTACAACGTCTAAGGGGTAAAGACCCAAAGAAAACCACCGATGCAGAACGTGGTATGTCCGACGACCAGATGCGCGCCGCTGCTGCAGAAGAGGCACTATATAAATCCCAAGAAATGAATGGTGGTGCATTCTTAGCCACAGCCCCCCGTGTAGCTCAAACTCATATTGGGCGTGTAGCCATGATGTATAAGACTTTTGGTCTACAGATGTACTACACGATATTAAAAACGGGTAAGATAGCTTTCTCGGACGCAGATCCCGATGTTAAGCGAGAGGCTCAGAAACAACTTGCAGGTATAGTATTTGCGTCTGTTGCAATGTCCGGTGTACAGGGGATACCCATGATCGGGGCGCTTATGCTCGCGTGGAACCTTACGCGTGACGATGATGAAGAGGATGCCGAAACAATCTTACGCCAGTATATAGGTGAGGGATGGTATAAAGGTGGTATCAACGCATTAACTGGTGTGGATGTTGCTAACCGTATTGGGATGGGTAACTTACTGTTTAGGTTAAACCCCTATGCCCAGAACCAATCACCAGAAGAAATTGCCATGCAAGCTGTGGGTGGTCCCGCTTGGAGTGTAGGCACCCAGATTATACGAGGTATAGGGGATATGATGGATGGTGAGTTACAGCGTGGGATAGAGAATACGCTGCCTGCAGCCTTCCGTAATGTGGCTAAAACGGTTAGATATTCGGGTCTTGATGAGGGTGGTATTAATACCCGAAAAGGTAATCCCATATACGATGATGTTACTACGGGTGAATTACTGTTCCAGTTATTTGGTTTTGCCCCTACAGGTTACACATTAGCTATGGATATAAACCGCAGCATAAAAGAAGTAGAACGGGGTACGGTTCTTAGACGTAAGAAGGCGTTGGATGAGTTATATATGTCTATAGCGATGGGTAGTGGGGAAGACGTTAACGACGCCATAAAAGATGTTATAGAATACAACGATAAACATCCAAACTGGGTTATATCAGGGAAAACTATAATTAAATCTATGAATATGAGATATAAGACTGCTGCGTTAATGCACAACGGCGTAACTGTAAACCCAAGTCTAAGGGCCGATTTGTTATCGCATAGTAACGATTACTGGGGGTCTAACGACTACAACCTCGTAAAGCTGTTGGACTTCTAGACTAACATAAAAAACCCCCCACTGCTTTCACGGTGGGGGGTAAGGGAAACAAAGGAGAACAGATAGTTCATCACACTATCAATAACATCTATATCATACCATTCTCCAGATGCGAACCCCTAAAATACTATTCTCCACAACAACCCGTGCTTCTGTCTTATAGCCTTTATCAAGTAGTATCTTAGCCGCTTGGTTCATGGCTTTTTCGGTGTTGATGCAGGGGATAAATACAGATGCTCCTGTAACCATATCATCCCAATTAACTATAATCTTAACCCCATCTGGGTCTAGATCATCAATCTTCAGAACTCCCCTTTGCATCGCTATCCTCCACATGGCAATCAACAACAATAACAACGGTTGGCGGTAGCTGCATATGCGTACCCTTACTCAGACGCATCGTCACCTTCTTAGCCCCCATGTTAGCCATAAGGTCTTCTACAAAGCTAGCGTAATTTATCTGCTGTTCACCACACCAGATACGTAGAGGTTTCGGTATTAGGTAAGCCTTCTTTAAATCTGTTTCATATCTGGCTACAAGCTGCCCTCTAGGCAGTGCTTCGGGGACTATGAGTGAGTCTAAACCGGAGTCATCGGTTCTGCGTAGATCATCCGTGCTTTTAATCCATAACACATTACTCCAGTGCTCATGGATGTAATCGTTAAGTGTCTCTTCGGCAGAAGAACTCATATCATCTACATAGCCTTTGCTCTTTCTCAGCATGGCTATAGTCCACTTGAATAGTGCTTTTACATCATAATCCAGAAGCCCCGCTTTCTGGGCGAGGATAACACCCGCTAGCGTATTAGTAGCAAATGCTGACCAGAACCTATTCTCGGAAGTTAAACCACTCTCTGCATCCACCCTGATACGTATATCGTCAATTAACTTCTTAACCATATCCATATTACTTAGTATGTACTGTATATACACCTCACCAGCATGACCGTAGTTATTCTTTATATCCTCGGTAAAGGTATCTTGCGCCTGTTTATCCTCGGACTTTTTAAACATACGATCTACTTTAACTTCCAAGATACGCATCGCTTCTGGTTTAGGCATGGACTTTGTCATACTAATTCGTTCTATGACGCTAGTATTACCAGTGGTTACCGCTAGCATTCTCCAAGGTGCGCCACGATAACGCTCTACGTTACCCCCACTTGCCAAACGGTTCCGCTGCTTACCTCCTGTTAACTGGTATGCTAAATTACTCAATTCGGTAGGTTTAGCCTCGGTTAACTCATCTATGTACAGGGGTAAGTTATGGTATATCTCCCCCCTGTGCATTTTAGTATTATATGTATCTTTCTGGACCAAAAGAAGGTCTTCTGGATCACCCCACACCGTAGCCGCCGCAGCCATAGCTGTTGTTTTACCAACCCCCGACTCTTTACTATGCAGGTGTAATGCAGCGCAATTTATTGGTGAAAGCCCCATAAGTGCAGAGCCGAAAGCGGTTCCTACAACAAACTGATGTATCTCAAAACCTTCACGATTATAGAAATTCACAGTTTCCTTCCATTTCTCCAAGGTGCCTCTAGGCTCAAAGGCGGGGAACAGAGATACAAGTTGTGAAGATGGGGGGTTATAATCTGTGCGGTCATGGAATACCTCTTTATTCCCTAGTATGAATGACGTGCAATCCTTGTCAGTCCATCCAAACTGTTTATGCGCGGCTTCCGCACCCCCGCTACTCTGCATACTGTTTACCCATGAATTTGTGTAGTCCATAATATCCTCTATCTTTACCGGTTTCATCACCGATATCCCCCACCTAGACATTTCATCGCGAAACTTATCCCGTGAGTTTACTATAGCGAGGGAGATCGTAAATTCTCTTACAGCATCTTGGGGTAGATGTAGCCGCATCATTATTGACTCGCCAACCTCATCATCCCATATACGTCGCACTACATATAAGTCGTTATGGTATATCTGTTTTTCTATAGGGTCTCCGTCTTTAGTTACCACCCGCATATATATCCCACCATTGGCCCCCCTAAAGTAGGGGTCTGGGTATGATGGTACTTTATAGGTATTAACGGGTTCTTCAGATAAAAAGTCTACTTCTGAAGTTGGGTCTTCTATTATGTTATCTTCTTCGGTAGCTTCACGTATCTTACTACCCAGACTTATCGGGGATTTTATTTTACCCCAGTGGGAACACTCGGTGCATATATTAGGACTATGCTCATCAAATCTGGCGCAGAGATATGGACCTTTTATACGGTCCAGCTTATCCATAGTATCGCGTAGATTAAAATCAGGATGTTTTTCGGACATCTTTCGCGCAGCGTTTTCATAGTCCTCACAAAACTTAGCTATAGATAATCCTGCACGCCATAACGGCTCACTTATATCTTCCTGACTATATAATATATTACCTAATTGCTCACAGCCGACCCCGTCCATTGTCTTTAATACTATATCCTTGAACGTATTTACCCGATTACCTATCAACCTATCCATGACGGCGTTACTACCGGAGGGTATATGTTTCGTAGGCACTGGTATCGGCGCATCGCCCATGTATTCTGCGATAACATCGAACTCATTAGGTGTAGTAAATGATCTACTTATATAGGATACCGCAGATGGTGGATCATTCTTATAGTTATGTGTTGTGGGTATCCTTAGTACTCGCGCCGAATCTGCTGTAACTGCGGGGTCTGCTAATAGGTTATGCTTAACGCACGTAGCCTTTAGCTGCTCCGCCATAGGTATCCACAGTTCTGTGCTGACAGGTTCAGCTAAGAACCAGTACACATGTAGCCCCCCACCGGAACTAATAAGCGTCGGGGGAGGTAATTCCGTTTTCTTACAGAAACCTTGTAGTGCGGATATAGCCGCCATTTGGTCAGGGTAATCTTTGTTAGGCCCACAATCTATATCAAGAAAGAAGGACTTTAGCGTATCAACATTTGTGGCTTTACGGGAACTCGTATCCTTAAATGTAGCTAACGCGAAATACGTGTCATACCCTTCACTATCTAATTGTTCTGCTGTGGTTAATAGGACATCTATAGAGTCAAAGAACTTTTGTATACGTTTACCGTCTGTAGCATGTGATGCGAATATACAATAATAACCATCTTCTCCTAATGCCCTCTCTAGAAATTCCTTTGTTTCCATATCATTTCCTTTAGAGGGGAGTTGCTACAACCATACATCGTATTAACTCCTACACGGTAGGGGGTAGTGTAGGGGAAAATCGGGCTAACCTGGTTAGCCCGAATGTTTATAGAATAAAGATGTATGGTCGTAGCTATCGGTGCAGTTAGGCTATTCGTCCCAAGCGTCTACTAAAGCACCCAACTCGGCTTTCTTACTAACCTTAGCTGCTGCAGCCTTCTTCGGGACTTTTACTGGTTCTTTCTCTTCTTCCTCCACCTCTTCAATATCAATGCCATTAGCGAAGGGGCTAACATCTTCCGCTACCGCAAAGCCCTCGGCAGTATCAAAAGGTGACCGGCTTTCGAGTAAGGCATATTTGATAACCTGCACTGCCCGTAAGCGCAGCGATACCCCTGTACCCATACTGGCATTATAGGGTGTAAAAGATACGGCAATGTTAACAGTACTGCCGGTTGTTAGCATAAAGTCTGCATCTAACTCGGTATTCCGTGAGTCATACTGCGTAGGTTTACGTGTAACCTCTTTACCATACGCACCTTTTAATGAGGCTTTAAAGATAAACGTACCGTCATCATCTTTCTTGAAGGGGTTATCAAACTTTTTGGGCCAGCTATCTTGTGTAGCTGCTTTAGCCTTATAGGCATCCAGCATCGCACCCCATAGTTCGTTGGCGCGGGCTTTATCCATACGAAAACTTATTTCGTATTTAGCCCCATCGTCGAATGCGTCACAAGGTACCGACCTTTTTTCATTATTATCGTACCTGTAACAGCCATTAATTCTAGGCCATAGGGCTTCTACGTCGTTGATGCGAAACCCAGTGCTAACTTCAGCCATGATATTCTCCTAATTTATGTTGATTGAAACCCGTCTACTTCAGAGAACGGGGATATACTTACGTTATTGTAGGGCGTAAATTCTAACGTAATAGCGCGTATAGTGTCTATATTACGCACCATGCCAGAAGCTACGGGCAACTCTTCTTCTGTTAGAGGTCTCTCTGGTTTAAAAAAGAGTTTAGGTGTAGGGCTGTCACTATCGAAATACATATGTGTGACAACCGCTACGGGTGGTGTATCCATTTTTTTAAGGAACCTAGCGTAGGCTTGCAGGGGTAAATTACCGCCCCGTGCCTCCCCAAAAACAGATGTAGCAGGTAAGCGTAATTGGTACACCTTAGACATATCTTCTTCTGGTAATATGGCTACCCTCTGCGAAAACCTGCACGCTCGGCTAGTGCCGTGACCAGAGCCACGAATATTATACTTACAGTCCATGCACCGTGCCGATTGGCGTTGGTGCTTTGGTACATCAGGCGACGGTACTTGCGTATCAGCCGACCAGCATGTAGGGGAGTTTAGTTTATCTGGATCATAATTCTCCTCATAATAAGAACGGGAAATAGCAGCGGCGTTAACTATTACGCCGTGGTAGGTAGGGCTTTCGGACGTATCATCCCTAAAAACCCTATCATGTATATCTAGACGTAGCACAGCCCCTATAAATCCTCGTCGGGGTCTAAATCAAAATCGGTAGGTGCTTCGTCTAAGTTAGTCTCAGGACTAACTATTTCCTCTTCTACTGAAGACAAGGCAGTTACTACGTCAGGTATCGAAAACCTGTATGTGTTACCGACCTTAATATAAGTAGAAGAAGGTATATGGTTACGTCTTATCCATCCGCGCACTGTAGATATAGATACACTAAAGTGCTTGGATACGTCTTCGATGGGTACATACGCTGGCGTGCTCATTACTTTTTCCTTACAGATATCGAATATTCACTATCCGCGTTGAGTCCTTGAGGCATACTCTCAGGGTTTTCCTCAAGAAATTGTTTTACGTTGCCTTGGTTTAGGCTCTTAGAAAAGAACTCAGGAACACTATGTTCCAATATAAATTTATACATACTCTCCCAATCGGAGGTCCAATAACGGGTGCGTACAGTTTTATAAAAGAGTCCTTCGGAGGTACGAACACTCTCAACCCCATGCTCTTCGCAGTGGCCTAGGAGTGCCGCTTTAATCATTTCTTGCTGGGTTTTAAGCCTACCGTCCTCCTCCTTAAATTCGGAAGACAGTACACCACGTTTATCTTTTATCTTTAAATAGACCCTAGTTAATCGCTCTAGGTCTATATTACCGTTGTCCATATAACATGCTCCTTGTGTAAGGGAAGTGCACTTTAGTGTTATATGGTGGGCTAGTCAAGCAATTCGTTATATAAATCTAGTATTTGTGTGTGGATATCTATTTTATTATCTAGCAGATTGTATACGTGTCTTTCTATTAGTGAACCTTGTAGTTGTACCACTGTGCACTTGTGCTCCTGCCCAGCTCTATGTACGCGAGCGTTAGCCTGTAAATATGTTTCCAGAGAACTAGTAGGCCCCCACCACACCACTGTATTAGCAGCGGTTAGAGTAACCCCGTGTGCGGCGGCGGCTGGCTGGATTATTAATACCTGCGGTTCAACTTCGTTCTGGAAGGCTTTAAAAATCTCGGTTCGGTGTGGTGCAGATACACTACCTTGTATGATGGCGTTGCTTATACCGTCACTATTTAATTTACCCGCTAAGATGTTTATTGCATGCCGAAATGGGACAAACACTAGAACTTTCTGGCTAGACTCATCAATAACCTCACGAAGAACTTTATACCTATGCTTTACGTCGAACTCTAACGCGTCACCGTTATCGGTATATATTGCACCGCAAGATATCTGGAGTAACTTATTCATATTAGCCGCAGCGTTTACGGCTGTTATCTCCTCCCCTGCGGCTTGCATAACCATATGTTTCTTTAGTGCACCGTAATATTTCTTCTGTTGTTTAGTTAACTCTACCTCTCGTTTCGTGTACACCATGTCTGGTAGGTCAAGGCAGTCTTCTTTGGTAAACCGCATAGCTGGCTGTAGTACATTAAATACAGTATCGCTAGCACTGTCTTTTGGTATCCACTTGAAATTAGTTACCTTATACATAACCATATCGCGGAAAGATCCATAGAACCTTGGAGTATTCTTAGGATTAACAAGTTTGGCTAGACCATAAGCGTCTACCGGACTTTGTGCCGCTGGTGTTCCCGTCATCATCCACAACCATGTATCAGGTCCGATGAGTTTATTAAGGGTTTTCCACCGCCTAGTTTGTGCGTTCTTATAGTGGGTAGCCTCATCTGCAATTATGAGATCGAAACCCCCTTCGGCTATGGCGTCGGATACTATTTCTACACCATCATAATTTATGATAACATAATCTGCCCCACCAGCTATTATAGCTTTACGCTTCTTGGCTGGCCCATACGCAACATCGACACTACGGTGCATGGCAAAGGTAAACAAATCTGCACGCCACGCGCTATCCATTATTGATAGTGGGCATATAACTAGTACTCGACGTATGATGCCCTGCTTTAACAGAAAATCAGAAGCCCAGATAGCCGATGCAGTTTTACCGGTGCCTTGTTCGTTAAAACAAAATGCCCGTTTATTCATGGTCAAGAATGCGGAAGTAGTTTTCTGATGTTCAAAGGGGTTATGTTGCCCCGGCCATTTGTACTGCCCGGTTATGGGGGAGGGGGCCTTTATGTTAAGGTCTTTCAGAGCATGTGTCTCTTCCACACCCCAATTTACTAGAACTTTGTTACCGCCTACATTGCTACTTTTCTTTATAGCACTGGTGATTACTTCTGGATGCTCTGCGGTGAATAGTAGTGCTTTATCTTTTATTATTTGCACCGATATCTCCTATGTTTTGTTGGCTTCTAGATGAGGTGCTGGGGTGCATATTGAACTAGGGGAGATGCACCCCAGCTATAGAGCGCGTGGTCGGGGGAAGCCTTTCTTTGTTAATCGCGCCCTATTACGTTAGGCTTTACGCCTAATAGCTTTTTTCTTTTGGCCGTTTCGGCTGCGGTTCTTACTGGGGGCCTCTAGCTTAACTCCGTCCTTATTAGAACCGCCCTTACTCAATGCCTTGTTATGACTAACATCTTTACCTTTTCGGTAACTCTTACCTTTTGTCTTGTCTATTTCTCGCCTAGCACGCTGCCGTTCCATACGATTAGGATGCTCACCTCGTTCTTTCTGCTTCTCGTATTCTTTTTTATAAGGCCGTTTCGTCTTGGTGTATGCCATAGTCTAATTCCTACCGTTGTACGCACATTCGGTTACGGCGCAATGGTTTCTACATAGCCCACTAGGTTTAGCATTCCAGACATCGTGTGTATAAGCGCCCTTTAATTGACCGAATGAATTGAGCCACTTATCCCACAGAGCATCTTCTTGATCCTTATTATACGAACTAGTTATCAGGTCATTAGATACAACAAACATCAATGCCGCTCGTACTACTTCTACTTCAGGAAAGTGTTTAAATACCGCCATAGCCATCAACTCTAGCTGACCCTTGTCAGCATACCTAGCGGATTTCCCTGTTTTGTAGTCTACCACCCAAGCTACATCATTATCAATTATTAGTAGGTCTGCTATACCTCGGAACCATACAGCCTTATCAGAGAACCCACAGGCTTCTAAGTCTTCGGTTAGCCCTAACTTGTATTCACATAACTTATTACCGCGCTTGGCTATCAGGTTATCTATTGCTGGTATAGCGTAATCAAATTTAGCTGGCATGGGGGTGCCATCTCTAACGTATTCTTCGGCAGCGGTATGGAACATGGTGCCGTACCGCATGGCACTGGTTTCTTTATCTTCATATTCTTTTAGAATTTTCATGTGGTAGAATTGTTTTGGGCATTGGTCGAATGCCTTCAACCGACTATAGGACCACGGGACTATACCTTTCATCCTTTAACCTCGCTCCAATACTTGTTGACTATATCTCGCCGCAGTTGTGATAGTTTTTCAGGTGCTCTTTTTACCCCCGCGTCAGATAATTGCGTTCTTATAGCAGCCGCTGTACGGCCAAAACGAGCGCAAATTACATCTATTTCTTCGCCATCACGCCACGCCTTAAATAATCTTTGCAGCTCTGGGTTTGTCCATACCACTGGCGTTGCACGCGAGCTTCCTCGACCCATTATATACAACCCCCGTAAGATTTGCCCACTCCCGACTCACAATCGAGTGGTAACCCGGAAGCCCACTTTGGTACCGTACGCATACAACTTTCCATATAACTACGTGCCTCATCAACTTCGTCGTCGGGTACACAGCAAGCGATGCTATCGTGCACGGTTAATACAACTTTATATCTCTTCGCTACTTCTAGCATCTGCTCGCCAATTACGCACCGGGCCAATGCCTGACATACATTTTCTATAACCTTGCCACCGTAGATGCGGGTCCTGCCACGCCTAGTTTTATAGTCGTACTCCACCCCCATATCTGTTGTGGTAGATGTGAGGTCATCATAATGTAGTCGTAAACCAGAGGGTAAAGATAGATATTCTCTGTCTACAATACATACCAACCCATTAATACCTAGTGCGCCCTTATCACCGTTGTGTATTTTCATAAGTATATCTTGGGCAGCACGCCACAGCTTATCTATCTGGTCGTTTGTATCGCGGTATACCTTGATGATACGTCGTGCCTCACCCAAATCTATATCGGTGCTAAAATTCTTCAGTTGTTCCTTGAAGCGTACGGCACCCATACCGTATCCAGCACCTAGAATTGTGGTCTTCCCCACAAACCTCTGCTCCTTAGATACACTGCTCTCCTCCACTTCATAGATACGCGCAGCCATCTTCTTGTATACATCTTCGCCATTAGTGAATGAGGTTGTCAGGTCATCCTGTTCGGCAAGCCATGCAAGCACCCGCGCTTCGATCTGGGAGGAATCAGCATCAATCAGGGAATATCCTTCGGGGGCTAATATACTTCTCTTTAACGTGTTACCAGAAGCCCCCCTGGATGGTAGATTCTGTAGGTTTATCTTATCATCCCCACCCCACCTGCCTGTATGTGCAGCGTAGTATCTGACAGGTACAGGTAATTTACCCCGGCTGGCTATATCTATAAACCGCTGGGTGCGGGTCTCTTCCAAGGTACTCTTGTTAGCCAAGCGTGCCTCAAATAACTTCTGCACCTCTGGATCAAAATGCTCGCCTAAAGATACAAACCCTTTATCCGATTTAGAAAACGCAAATGTCTTCTTACCCGTAGTAGGACTGATCTTCGTTGGTGGCTCTACATCTAGACTTTCCAGCAGCTTGGCAAATTTAGGGTTACTCATAAGATCATCTTTATCTACCCCGGCGGCATCGAGTAGGGATGCTTTATACTCCCGTACTTCCGTAAGATGCTTCTTTAGCAATTCCGTATCCAACCCCAAAACAGGGTCTATGAACATACGTAACGTAAGATCTATTAGCTTTAGTTCCTTCTTAGGAAAGTTCTTACCGAGAACCCTAAACAGATCGTATGTAAGATTCACATCGTTTATACAGTAGTCTCCGTATCTTGATAGCTCTTCGGGGGTAAAACTATCTCTACGTTTGCCGAGGGCATTGAGGACTTCTGTGCCTTTAACTCCAACGCCATACCTTTCTGACAATGCACGCAGGCTTCCACCAACTTCCACCCCATCCACAGAGCGGGAAAGGCAAAGAGTATCGGTAAAAAACTTAGGATTAATATTATAATGCCAAGCAATAATGGCCCCATCAAACATAGTATTGTGAGCGCATAGACAAGCCTCATGAAAATCGAATGTTTGAAGGAATAGTCTGATCTGTGTGTCCGTCCCACTAGCCCACTCCGTTTTGTTGTTATTAACTTTTACCGCAACCCCTATAACCTCAAACTGGGGGTCTCTTATGTATGCTTCCGTTGTCATCTTCGATAAGGAATAATCTTTATCGTAATAGGTCTCGAAATCAATTGTTATGAGGTCCATAGACTACACCTCTTTCCGTCTAATACCCGTATAGACGCTGCCCCAACTTAATTTATTTAGTTTATGGGGACCTTCGTTACCCTCACGCTCAAACTTATCGCTATCACCTATACGTTTACGGTAACATATATCGTAGTGCTTGGAGCAGTAGACGTTAGTGGCTGCCCCGTGTGCAGTCTTCTCCCCACAATAACTATATGGGTAACTACCTAGGGGGAACTGGCATCCGGCTTTTACATTTGCAGCTTTGATCTCTGGCTCCGGCTCTACCGCAAGTAGGTCTAATTTCTTGGGTCGGGGCTTCGACAACCCCATCCGGTTTGCCCTACCAATAACTGCACCCCTGCTGCGATTTAACGTGACGCCTATCT